GCGAATCGCTTCATTTGCCAGTCCGGGTCTAATTTGAGAAAAGAAGCAGGAAGTTTATCACTATATTCTTGATAACCCTTCTCTTCATTACTAAGGGGAATCCAATCCCCAAGACCGAGACCACCGCTACGCCTCGAAACAGATACAGGAAGTGCGGATTGATCAATCAATTTTTTATTCCTTCTAAGAAACTCACCGGTGAGGTCAATACACCTTGGACCCCAACGATGAAGATCACGAAGACGAGATTCTAAACTCTCTAATTTAAATTGAAAATTTTTATCCTGATCCGCACCAGTACCAGACCGACTAACGCCAGAAAACAGTCCAAAATTAATATAAGGGACCATTTCAAATTGAACCAGAGTAAGCTCACACGAAGGAAATAAAAACTGATCCTTCTGAATATAAACATACTCTGGATTAATCACAACAAAGCGGCGTGAATTAATCTGAATAAAGTCTAAGGTACTATAACACTTTCCAACGCTGGGAATCAATCCAGCAACGTTCCCAAGAGCAGACCAAATCTTTCGGACTTCGCTGTTCGCTGGAAAAGCACAATCATCTCCATTTATAAGGAGAGGTAGCTCTTCAAGCTCAAAACGTTTAGCAAAGCCAAGCTCAAGGGACAAAGAACAAACAGCTAGATTTACAAGACACAGAATTGGGAAAGATGAAACACTTCCCATAAGCTGACCATTCTGTTGTTGATAAACACCGTTAGGAGTCGAGGGATCAAAACCCTCATTAGAAAAAGAAAAACCGGTTAAACTCTTAAGATATAAATCTTCATATCGAGTATCAGTAAAACCTAGTTCTCGCGCCACACACCTCGCTGTAAAATTTGAGAGAAAACTCTCTAAACAGTTTGTGGCATCTTGGTAATCACCAGACTCCAACTTAATATCACGATTATGAGTAACATTAAAAGTAAACTTTCCAAATACCTCATTAATCATATCGGTGTTAACTTCCATCCCCAGAAGACGAAAGACGGGAAGACCTCTCATGTGACTATGCATAAACAATTGCAAAGGCTTCATTACAAACATGAGAAGAGGAGGACATTTCGTTATAACACGAACCTTTAAAGCCTCTTGAAGGCCAACGGGAACAACTTCAGTACTCTCTTGAAGTACTAAATCATAAACACGTAAATAAAGAGCTACAAAGGCTTCACGTGTCTGACTAAAGTCATAACCTACATAAGAAGGCTGATATGCGACATTCAAATCTTCATAAGAAATGTCTGCCGTATCTACAGCCTTATAGGTTTTGACCCACTGTCCAAATATAAATTGTTCCTTAAATATCTTTTTCTCTCCTAAACTTCTATAACGTTTAAATTGAACTTCACCGTCATTATATCGAACCATACGTGACTTGCCACAGCTAAAGCTAATAGTCTTTTTAAGACTTTCTTTAAAGCTATCAAACTCGGCAGGAAAAAAACGTTTGAGAACATCGATTACTTCTGGTTCTTCCAACAAGGCAACAACACTCCCACCATCATTACGGGACTTGACATAGTTAGCTGATGTCGAAGGGAAAATAGATTTAACAAAATCCCTCAACTTGAAACGACATCCTCGGAACACCTCTTCAACCCTTCGTTGTATTTCATTTAAAAGGTCTTCACGACCAACAACACAAGGGCCCTTAGCGACATAACGTACTACTTCCTCTTGATAAAAGTCGAAAAC